CAACCGTTGAGGCCTCTTCTGGTCCCTCAACCTCGGGTTAGGACGTCCACGCCAATCGGGTTCCTCCCTCGGGAGGGCCTGCCGCCGAAAGTAAATTATATTACTCCAGAGACCCCCATTCATATCAGCATGTCGAACCCAATTGGACCTACGCCTACTAAGCTTCCCTCGCTCAACAGCCAAGTCGCCCAGAAACTGGGGACGGCCCCGCTAGTCAACGCTCGCGCATACGAAAGTGTGGACGAGTACAAGTTGGCTCAGCAAGCTCGAAAAGAGCGGTGGACTCTGGAGACCATACACTCCAAGCTGGCGCAGAGTGACATTGTCCGCCCGGCCAAGTCGATTGGCGTGGACGCGTATCGGAACTTCATCGTCAACGAGAACGTTCTAACGCGGCCCATGTTCTTGGCCGGGGGTGGCAGTGTGGCATATGGGCGCACCTCAATTTGCGGTGCGGCGGCCCAAGCCAGGGCGCTCGAGATGTTCCCCGGGACGGAGGTAGAGATGGACGATGAGGGATCGAAGATCACCGTCACTTTGGCGGAGTTCTACGAAAATCGTCCTCCCACCTCCTTCGGGGTCCTCGATTACCGCCTTCCCCCTCGTGCAGAAATTTTCGCCACTGCGAAGGAGACTTTCTTTGTCGCCTCCGGCACCCAAGCTACGCTCGGCAGGGTCACGAAGGCGATAAACCACGGCGTGCAGAAGATCACCTCCGTCTCGAAGAACGAGGCGAAGCTTGCCTGGAAGCATTCAGGATGGAAGACGGACGTTCCGGCGCCCGACGTCCTACTGTCTCCCTGGCCGCTTCGCACGGACGAGGCCGAGGAGGACCTCGCCGTGGTCAAAGTCTCCTCCAAAGCCGGCTTGGGTCTCCCAGTGTGTGGAAAGGGATCAGACCCCGTGGCCGTCGACAAGGCCATACGGATCGCGAGTCTGCTCCTGAGGGACGAGAAGCTGCGCACTGACCCCAAGAACGGGTACCGGCGGCTGTGCGTAATCTCGCCCGGCATCATGGCCATGACCGCGAAGGCGAAGACCGACGCCTACACGCGGGAGAAGATTGACAAGGACATGCTCCGCCTCTATGGCATGATGCCCGCCGGCCCGAGGATGCTCTTCGGGTCGGTCACTGCCCCCCTCTCGCTCATGAAAGCGACCCTGACGCAGGGCCGCCATGTGCTTGAGCCCTCTCGTTACGACGGCCCCCTCCCCTATTGGGCGAAAACCATGGAGAAGATCGGAGAAATCCGGTCCTCCCAGGGGATTGCCCCGACGGGCGAGGGAGCAGAGCTGATCGTGGCCTCGCTCGATTCCCAGCTTTTCGAAAGCGGGTTCTCGTACCTGACGCACGGAGACGACATGATCTTCGTGCTTAAGGTGAGGCTGAATGGGATTCTCAGCCTGTTCGTCGTCAACGGGGACGGCTCCAACTTCGACCTCACGCAAACCGCCGCCGTCAACCATACCTTCATTGATGTGATGGCGGACGAACTGGTCTCAATCGAGCCCATTGCCGGCAACCTGCGGAGGAACATGATGAAGGAGAGGTTGGTAGTTTTGGCCGGAGGGGCCACAGTTTGGATGAAAG